AAACAGGAACGGATTTCAGCTTGAGAACTCATATTTGCCAGTTTGTAGGAGATAGAGCCGTAATATCCGCAGAGGGTATCAGTACCCGGATATTCAGATTTCACCTTCTCTTTGAAGGATTCAGTCAGACTATAAGCCTGCTGCATGAGAGCCGAAATAGCGGTTGCCGTAGCGTCCAGACCGATTTTCTCATTCCTGTCTGCATAGTAAGTGTTGAGAGCCTTTTCACTCTGGGTTTCTACTTCGGCTAATGCCTTTTCGCTCTGCGACTCCAACCACTTAATGATTTGTCGTTTTGTCATTCTTTGCTTCCTCCAACTCAACGGCTTTGTTCAGATACCAGATTGCTTTCTGCAAATCCTCCATGCCGTTTTTCTTCTTGTGCCTATAGACGTACTTGAGAGCGTTGCACACGCAGAAGTCCTGCGTGGCTTCTACTCCCTGGGTTTCCACCATAACGTCAATGCACTCAAACTTCCCGGTTTCATAGTGAGCGGGATGGTTTACATTGTCAGTCATGACTCAGCCCTCCTTACTCACCGTAGGCGGCAATCATCTCACCAAGGTTCTGAATAAGCTGCTCACACGCTGCACGGGTGACATTGGTGAAGCCATTGGTTTTCATGGCAATCTGCTGAACAAACTCTTCCTGGTCGGAATCCTTGTCCATCAGAGTCTTGCAGGCTTCCTTGAGGGCTTTAATCTGCAACTCATCAGCCTGTCCGTCAGTACCCGTCATTTCCTTCTTCGCTTCCTCACGCTCCTTCGGAGTAGCAGGTGCAGCAGACTTCTTTTTCTTCTCCTTCTTAGCCGTTTCCGGGTTCGGAGCAGGAATCTCTTCATCCTCTGCCTGGTCATCAGAACCAAGGTTTGCGTCAATGTCATCTGGTTCAGTAATATCCAGAACCGCCATCCAAAGGTAACGGCGAAGGTAGGTAATGGAAGAGCCAAGAGCCTGCATAGGGTTGGTGACTTCCTTGCCTGCATTGCTCACAATCGGCTTCACCTCACGGTACGGAACACGGAACTGCATAGGTGCTTCCTCAATGTTGTCCACGTTGTAGACCTTCATCACAGCACTCTCATCCGTGAAATCAATCTCCGTGGTAAGACCCACACGGGCGAAGATACGGGTTGCAGGCGGCACAATGTCCTCCAACTCAAAATACTTAAACTCAAGGTGCATATTCTTGCCCGACTTCTGTACCTTCTGATTCAGAAAATACAGTCTTGCTTTCGCCAACTTCTGGCGCACGTTCATTGCTTCATAAATATTAGCCATTGCTAATGTCCTCCTTATCTTTACTGAACTTCGTACCAATCATCCGCAAGCATATCCGTCTGACTTGCAAGCCAACCAACGCAGAAACGGTCATCAGCGGTTTTCATAACGATGGACGGGGATACCAGGTCACCTTCAAGGTCTTTCACACAAGAAAGGTCAGCGTCCGTGGTAATATCCATGCTGTGCGCCAGGAAGAGGAACATACCCTTGCCGTTCCAGTTCTTACGGGCTACCTTCTTGCCATTCTTGAGAGCAGCAATCGCCCATCCGAAATTACGCAGTTTCTTCATCTCTCCCGCAGGTTCGTGGACGTTCTTCGGCTCATCCTCATGTACGATTTCCCAGTCATCACGGGTGACCCAAATCATGTCACGGGGGAAGAGTGCGATAGTCGGAAGTTCCTCACCTCCCTCAAAATGGTTGATGAGTTCACCGTCCTGGTTCATGTACCAGTAGGCATTCTCCCACTTAGGTAACTTAATCTTCTTGCCTGCCTTGAGTGCCTTTTCAGCTTCACTGAATTTCATAATCTTAGTCCTCCTTACCGAACAGAATCTCTTTTACTTTGGTTGCGAACAGCATACCCGTCATCGGAATGAGCAGCTTGCCCATACCCTCAATATTCGGGTCATTGACCTGTTCGTGAATTGCCTGCTTCACTGCTTCATCGAACTCAACCTTGCTAATTTTTTTTTCTTCCATTGTCTTATCCTCCTTAATCGAATAATGCTAAAGATTTCTTTTTCAAGGAATTGATTCTCCTTGTATTTTTCCGGGGCGGTTTCACACCCAGGAACTCACGGATATTCTTCTGTGCCAGTTTCAGATACCAGTTACGGTCTACCACATCAATAGCCAACTCATTGTTGTTGTCTACCATGCAGTGTACTGGCAGACTGGGAACCTTTGCGTCCTTGCCTGTTACAGCGTGGGTCTTGTAGATGGTTCCATACCGTCTGTCTGCCGTGGCATATACTCTGTTGACTTTCTGTACGGGAACCTTATCTTCACCCACCATCTGATAGCACCCAGAATATTTACCTCCAACCTTTGCAATCACCTGGAAGTCCAGGATATTCTTACTTGCCATTATCGTTTCTTCTGGGTCTGCACCCTTTACAAAGTAATCCTGGATTGCCCGTGCGACTATAACCGCATTGTTGTTGATATTCCATGCACCACCACTCATGTTCTCCCAGGCAGGGAGTCCCATTTTGGTGAAGTCAATGTTTGCATTGGTCAGAATACCTCTAACCAGTGCGCCGCCCTTGACCTTCGGCTTGCCGTCACCCACAGGAACCTCAACGTAGTTGTTTACATCTCGCTGCACGATTTTCTGAATAAAATCTTCTTCCAGTTCAAACCCGGTTCTGTCCTGCCATTCCTGGGTGATTTCCTGCCATTTTGCTTCATCGGAGTTGTCGAAACTCACCATGATACCATCCGTGTTAAGCTGAATGATTTTCAGAGTCGGACACTCACTGACCAAGTGCATTGACAGTTCCAGTAGGAGAAGCTGTCCTGTGATACAAACTGAACGTCCCATCAGAGGGTCATACAGGTCATTGAAAGCCACGCCATCTTTACCGTTAAGCATGGTTCCGTAGGTGGTGTTCAGTACCAGTTTCAAAGCGTTTGCCGTGACCTTATCCCCGGCTTTCTTCGCCTGTACTCTTTCTTCCAGGGTATCTACATATACCTGCGGGGATGGGATATTGCGGCTACAGAAGCCGTATTTCTGTCCCTTTGAGAGAGGAATGGTCATCAAGTGCGGATAATAACTTGCCACGTCTTTGTTTCGGATTGACCTGCCCTCAGTAGCTTCTTCAACATAAGTAGGAATTGCACCGTGGATACCTCCGTAGGCTATCGTGCATTTACACTCACCAATAGAGAAGTCCAGGGCGGCTCCCTTGTGCTTCACACCCTGCTCATCGTAGCCACCAAACAGAAGGTAGTTCGGAATATTCGGGTCATGCAGCTTATCAAAGAAGTCAAATACTTCCTGCGGAATATACTGTCTGAGCAGCTTGTCCGGGTACTGATAATCTCTTTCGTCTGTCCATGGTTTCTCTGGTTTCTGGGCTTGCAGGTACACGCTTGTCAGTTTGGCATTGGTCATATACATAGCCTGCCTGTCTGTCAGACCACGCTTCCTGCCAACAGCCGCTTTATTATCCAGATAACCTTGCCGCAACTTGAAAAGAATCTCCGTTGCGTCCACATCATACTTACAGTAGTAAGTAGTCTGTGCCTTTTCTGATTCAGAGAGAACGTGGTCAACATTAAAATCAACCTCTGTTTCCTCAATCGGAATACCCAGGTGGGCTTCAATCCCTTTAAGGGATACACCGTCCTGGCAATCATCCTTGAGGTCAAAACTGTCAAAATAGACCCAGTACTCTCTCAGAGCGGGAATGTCCCACCCGTTTAATTCGTGAACGATGATGAGGTCATTTATCTCCTTCACCTGTTCCGGGGTGAACCCACACATAACTGCCTTGAGTATGTGGTTATCGTAGTGCTTGTTGTTGAAGCCACCCAGATACGGGTTACGCTCCATGAAAGCCAGAACTTCATCATTGTCATTCCAGATAACCGTGTACTCTCCCGTGGCTACTTCTTTGAACACAAACAGCCAGTCATGGGCAAATACCTCACAGTCGAATATGTAGGTTCCCTCAACCATCGTTACACCGCCCTTCTTCCAGAGCCTTTTGTACCTGCAAGATTTCTTGTCTTGCCTGTACGCAGCGGCGAATCATTGACGCTTTGGAGTGTTCGGGAGGAATTATGCCCCACTTGTCGGGTGTGGCTCCCATACTCTCTTCCACGCCGTCCAGAAGAAGTTGAGCAGTAGTGAAGTGGTTCTTCATACTCTTCGTCATCTTCATCTTCGTAGTCCTCCAAGTCATACCACCAGTTATTTGCCCAGGAGAACAGTGCCAGGTATGCAGTACAGAGGACATTGATGAGAAGCATTGTCATCCCGTAGACTTCATCATCC